AGCTACACGGTCGGCACTAATGACCATGTAAACTTTATCAACTTTGGCAATCGCGTGATTTCGGTAAACGGCCACACAGACCCGCCTCAGAGCTTCCGCATGGGGACCGACAGCTCGTTCACTGATCTGCTAGGCGTAGCGGCGACGTGTACAATAACGATTAGCAATTACGCAAACCTCGCCAATGGCGACAAGGTGACGCTGGTTGCAACCGACCAGACCAGCCATGATTTCACTGCTGCCGGTTCTGCTGGGTCGGGTGACTTTGTCGCGGAGACTAACAACGACACCACGGCGGAAAATCTCAAGGTTCAAATACACGCAAACAGCAAATTCAGCGCAACCCGTTCAGGTGCGGTTGTCACTGTCACGCAGGCCGTGGCGGGTATTAAGGGTCAGACAACGGTCACTTTAACCGACGCAGGCAGTGCTGGATTTACAAAGACCAACTTTGTAACTGGCGTTAGTTACGACATCCGCGCCAAAGCCATTGCGGTTGTCAGAGACTTTGTCATGCTGGGCAACATCTACGACGGCGACGGTGTGACGCCAAACCGCATCCACTGGTCTGGCATTAACGACCCGACAAGTTGGCTGACGGTTGGATCAGCCGCCGCAGCGGCGGTGCAATCAGATCGTCAAGACCTGCCGACCGGCGGCGAAGTGATGGCGATCACAGGCGCTATAGGCGGCCTAGACGGCGTTGTGCTCAGTCGCAACTCAATATTCGGCTTGAGCTACATCGGACCGCCAGTTGTCTTCCAGATTTCAGAGCTTGAGAGAGATCGAGGGCCGATGGCGCGTAATAGCGTGGTCAATGTTGGGCCGTTTGTTTTCTACTTAGGCGAAAGTGGTTTCTGGGCATTCAACGGAAAATCCAGCACGGCCATTGGTGACCAAAAGGTTGACAGGTTTTTCTTAAACGATCTGGATCAAAACTACATTCACCGGGTCTATGGCGCGGCTGATCCTGTGTCTCGCCTTGTGTACTGGGCGTACCCTGGCAGCGGCCACAGCAGCGGTCGGCCCAACAAGGTGATCATCTATAACTGGGCCGTAGACCGCTGGAGCACGGCAGAGGTTACCCAAGAATATATGTTTCGTAATCTGAGCGTGAGCCGCACGCTTGAGGATTTGGATGATTTTGGAAACATGGACACCCTTGGCGTCTCGCTGGACGATGAGAGCTGGATTGGCGGCCTGACAAGCCTCAACGGGTTTAACGAAGATTATAAACTCTGCCGGTTTACCGGCGCGAATCTTGAAGCCACACTGGAGACGCAAGAGATTGGCGGCACTGGTCGCATCTATGTCAACGGCGTGCGCCCCTACGTTGACGGCGGCACAGTGACGGTCGCCCTCAAGCACCGCGTGTCGCCGGGCGACAGCGTCACCGCAACCAGCGCCAACGCAATCGACTCAGACGGCCAAGCGCATTTCACCGTGTCAACGCGATTTGTTCGAGCGCAAGTGAATGTCGCCGCTGGCGGCACATGGACTCACGCCCAGGGCGTGGATGCTGAGACAGCCGCAGACGGTGCGGCGTGACGGTCTCTGAGTTTCCGGCACCGCCGCTTGATAGCCCCGACGAGGAATCCCATCGGCGGCAGATCAGCCAGAGCGTCAACAACCTATTACTTGGCCGCGCTAACAACGTGCTGGATGTTACGCTGACGGCCAGCGCGGCATCAACCACAGTGACAGACACGCGCATCGGCGTGAACACGGTTTTGCTTTTCATGCCGACGACAGCAAATGCATCGGCTGAAATCGGCGCAGGCACGATTTACGTCTCAAGCGCAAGCAGGGTAAATGGTAGCGTTGCGGTGACGCACGCTAATAACTCGCAAACGGATCGAACATTTAAAGTTGTACTGGTAGGCTAATGGCTGAAACTTATACGGACTCGACGGGCAAGGTTTTTCCGCTCAACGCTTTTGGAAGACCGCAGGGCTATTGGGATGGCAACAAGTTTGTCTTTCCGAAGTTTGGCACACAATCGGCAGCGGTGGTTCCGGCGGTTGATCCAGTAACGCCGACGCCCGTTACGCCGCCAGTGAGGCATCCCGGCATGGTTGTTCAGTTGGCGTACGGGCACGAGGGTGACAGTCAGTGGGAAGCACCTGGCCCTGTCGACCGGAGCGCGGCGAATAACTGGGGCTACGCTAGTCCGACGGAGCGGAGCATCCTGGCGGGGATACTGCCCGGCGGCGCTGGTCACGTAATTGGCGCGGGCAACAATTGGGAAGCCATGCAAATGGATCGGACGGGCTGGTCGAAACAGTTTTCGCCAGGCTTCCTCGACGTTCTGACCGGCGGGCTATTTGCCGGGCCGGGCTACGACCAATCCGTCCTCAACATGGAAAACCGCAATATCGCGGGGCGGCCCGGCCTCTTGGGCAAGTCGCCGTTTATGGATTACACGCATTCTTATGGCCCTGCTGGCCCGGTCTATAATCCGTGGGAGCGGGGGCCGCTCCATTCAGCGCATCAAGCAAGGCTCGATGATCTATTTGGAATCAACCAGCCGGGCATTGATCCGTTTAGCGGGGGAGTTTCTGTAGGACCGCCAAGTGGCCGCTCATCGGGGTTTGATGACATTGGCGACATTGATCCCATGAGCGGCGTCGATTTTAGCGGCCCATTTTCTGACCCATTTGGTGCCATTGCCGACGCGCTTAGTGGGGAAGATGCCCCAGGTGGTTATGATGACTCAGGTGGTTATGATGACTCAGGCAACTACGGCCCGGATTGGTGACCTGGGTCCAACATAATGACGGGACGCTGCCGCCATTTCTGACCTTAATCTAAGCCTCGTTCCGCTCGACGCCATCGATGGCATCGTGCCGCAGTGCGAGCATCATATTCAGCGTGCCTTAGACTTCGCGGGATCACACACTGTGGCCGATGTCTGCGCCGACTTGCGCGAGGGCAAGGCGCAGCTCTGGATAGCCGGTGACGGCAAGACTATTGACGGCATCGTTGTGACGACCGTCACAGAGTATCCGCAGCGGAAAGAATGTTTCATCTGGCTTTTGGCAGGCTCACGCGGGTCGGCTTATAGCTGGCCGCGCATCAATGAGATGTTGGGCGAAATCGAAACGTGGGCAAAAGCACTCGACTGCGATCTGGTGAGCCTTGAAGGGCGAAGCGGTTGGGAGCGGGTGCTGCCAGACTACGAGAAAACGAAAGTCATTCTAGAAAGAAGGTTGTGACATGGGTAGTTCATCAAGCAGGCCATCCGGCAGCGTGACGACGGTACAGAGTAACGAGCCAAGCGACTTTATAAAGCCTTACCTCACGGAAGGGTTAGACAAGGCGCAAGACTTGTTTGGCACGCCGCGCACGTTCTATGAAGGCAGCACGGTTGTTCCGTTTGCGCCAGTGACAGAAGCTGCGTTGACTGATATTCAAACTCGCGCGGAAGCTGGCTCGCCACTTGTAACCAGCGCGCAGACTCTGACTAAAAACACGATGGCGGGCGATTATCTCAACCCCGAAGATAACCCATATCTTACTAGCGCAATGGACGCGGCGACGAGGCCAATGCGCGAAGCATTCACCCAGGATGTCATGCCGGGCATCGACGCAGCCTTTTCAAGCGCCGGTCGGTACGGGTCTGGATTGCAGGCCAATCAGCAGGCGCGTGCGGCAGAGGATTACCTAACAAGTCTTGGCGACATTGGCAGCAAGATGGCGTACACAAATTATGCCGCAGAGCGTGACCGTCAGATTGATGCAAGCATGGCAGCGCCCGGCATGGCGCAACTTGATTACCTTGATCCGTCTAAACTGATCGACGTTGGCGCAGCCCGCGAAGGTATGGCGGGCGCGGAGCTACAGGAAGAAATCGACCGATTTAATTTTGGTCAGGATGAAGAACGAATGCGGCTTGGCGAATATATGCCGTTGGTCACTGGCGGGCAGTATACAAATCAATCGACCACGCAGCCGATATTCTCTGACCCAGCGGCAACTTATTTAGGATATGGCGCAACCGGCGCGGGTATCTTGGGCGACCTGTTTGGTGCAAGCCGTGGCGGCACGTCGGCCATAGCGGGACTCAGAGGTTTACTACCTTTTTAAATAGGATATTCAAATGGAAATTAACTATATGCGCGGCGGTGCCCCGCTCTTTGGCAGTCGCCCGATGTACCAGACAGCAGCGGCTCCCATGATGCCTGCCCCTGCGACTCGCCCACCAGCGCCAACGTCTGCGGCTAACTTGCAAGCGTTGCTGGCGCTCAGTGGTCAAGACCGCGCAAACGCTTTTCTGAAAGGCTTGGGCGCGATGGGGCCAGCCCTCATTGCCGCCGGTGCGCCAAGCACTGACCCTGGTGCCGCGCAGAAGAACATTGCACTGGCCGGTCAGCTTCGCGCCAAAACCACGCAAGACGATCTTGCCCGACAGCGTGCCGCTAACGTGCAGGCGTTGAGTACGCAGATGGCGTTGCAGAAAGCGGCGAGAGAGCAGCAGTTGGCCGATATGGAAATTGCAAGGCGAAATCAGATAGGTCGCATGTTAGGTATTGGACCCAGCACGCCGCAAGCTGCTGGGTCTTCGATAATGCCTTCTCCCGCTGCGACAACGGTGCAACCCTCAGTGACAACCCCAGGTTCAGCAGCGGTGCCTGCGCCTGTTTCGGCGGTTTCCCCTGCTGCCCCTCGCACGTTGCAGTTTCCTCGCCCAGTTTTACAAGCGGCGCTTATGTCGTCAAAACCCGGTGACATTGCTGCTGGTTATGCCGTCGATATAGCTAAACAAAGAGCAAATCCTACTTTAAAATTTTTAGACGGCGAGCTGACCGGGTTGGGTAAGGTAGAACAAGAAGACAAGCTGCGCGTTGAATTAAAGCCCGTGTCAACGGCATTTAACAACGCAGACAGATTTTTTCGGATTGTTGATGGGCAGTTACAGAAAGGCAATGGAACCGCCGACATAGCTGGTTTGACTGCTATGGTTAAAATGATTGATGAGGGCATGGTCACAGTGAGTGAAACTGATTTGCAGCGGAAAGCGGTGTCTACCAAATCAATGATCAGTAATGCCTTAGCAGCTTTTCAAAGTGGTGAGCTGTTAGCCTCAGATGCGGATGCTTTGCGGAAGAATATGCGCGACACTGCGAAAGACCTTCTCCGGGATATGCACCTATCTCATCAAAGAACTGTAGAAGGATACAAGGGAATTTCTACTCGCCGCAAATTAAATTGGCAAAATGTTTGGACACTTGGCGACGACATTTTTAAGAAACGGCGAACTATTAATAGCAACGCACAAAACCCAGCTCCGCAAACCACGCCTCTCCCAGCCTCGCGCAGTAACGCGCCGAGAGTAGGGTCTTCAAGTTCAAGATTCACGCTTCCTAATCAAACTAATTGACAGGAAATTAGTCATGGCAAAAAAACTGTCAACGCGACAGCACATTGAGAACCTTGAGGCGATGCGCGATCAAGGTGCTGAGAAGGATGATATTCTGCAATACATGGCAGAGCAAAAAATTCCCCAGGCCGAAGCGGAAATCATTAGAGATTTTATCAGCCAGCCAACGGGTTCAAATTTTGCGCGGCAGGCACTAGGCCAAGGCGCGGCCTTGGGCTTTGGTGATGAAATCGAGGGTTTCTTTCGCGGCCAACGTCCAGGAACAACCGTTGACAAAGAGATCGACCGCGCACGGCAGCGCGTCAAGATGTACGAAGAAAACTATCCAGAGCGTGCTATCCCGGCCACATTGGCTGGCGGGTTGTTAACCGGCGGCGCAGGCGCAGCACGGGCAGCAGCGATGAAGGGTGCGCCCATGCTTGCACGCATGGCGCAAGGCGCAAGAACAGGCGCAGGGTACGGCGCAGTGGGCGGTGCTGGAACTGCGGAGGGCGGTCTTGCTGACAGAGCCGTTGGTGCGGGTTACGGCACTTTAACAGGCGGGGCAACAGGCGCAGCCTTTCCCGCCATTGCCGCAGGTGGCAGGGCCGTTGTGGACTCTGTGCGAGGATCAATGCCAGGGGCGGCACGCAGAATAGCAGAGCGCAACGTGCGCGAAGCTGCGGAGTTTGATGACATAACCGCAGATGCTGCCCGTGACGCATTTGCGCGTGGGCCAAATGTCATGGCTGGTGCCGATGTTGCTGATCCCCGTGCTATGGGCTTGCGTAATGCGGCAAGGCTTGCAGCGAACACACGGGGCGGCGTGCCGGGGTTGCGCTTTGTTGGTGAGCGTGCCGACGCTCAAGGTCAGCGCATTGGCAAAGCACTAGAGGGCGGTCTGCCCAGCAAAACCCTTGATGACTTCCTTGATGAAACGAGCGAACTGCGGCGGGTT